GCGGGGGGGCTGCCCCGCGCGCCTCGCGCCCGGCCTCGGGGGTGTTTGCGGGGGGGTCCAACTCCCGGGCCCGGGGGGGGGGGGGGAATGTCGCGGACAGAATACGGGGGCGCCGGAACCCCCGCAATGCTGAACGGTCGGCTAGGTATGGAGGCGGTAGCTCGTGGCGAACGTGACCTCGCCCCATGCCAACCCGTTGCCGATTGAGACGACGCGATAGCCGTCATATTCGAGGCCGGACAAGGCGCCGCGAGGTTGCCATGCGACGAGCTGGCGAATTATCGCGCGCTTCGTCGCCTCCATCTGAAACTTGGTTCTGCCGTCCATTCGTGCCGCGCTCTCGACGAACAGGATCGCGATCCCGATCGGCACCCGCTGGGCGTGACCGCCGATCAGCCGGTTCGGTTCCGCTCGCTCTCGCGCGGTTCCCACGAACGCCGCGGGCGGGGCGGCTGGGACCGTATCGTCGAGAGCTTCCGTTGCGTCGAGAATATCGGTTACGGACAAGAAATACGCCATCGCCTCAAGGCGGGCGGTCACTTCCTCAAAATCAACGCCAAAATCGAGCGGATCATCGGCCATTATGCGGCGCCTCCATAGGTGCGGATAATCCGCTCTTGCCACGTCTCTTTTACGTCCTCGACGTCTTGATCGTCGATCCCCACAAACGGGCGAGCCGGGAGATTGACGATCCGACCATAGGCACGGACATAGGCGAGCGTCGGCTCCGCGAGCGGGGCGCCGAATGCGGATCGCACGAGGCGATAATGCCGCTTGACGCCGGTTTGACCGTGCGCGCCGAACTGGTTCGCGAGCGCCTTGACCGGGTTCTTGAGGCCGTCCGATCCGACCTCGACATAATTCGATCCGACCTCGCCGCGAATGCTGTCCTGTAGGTCGCCGGTGTCGACGAGGATACGGGCTTTGTTCGGCCCGCGAGTGCCGACCGCCTGCCGCGTCTGCCGCTTGGTCGGCGCCCAGGGAATGCCGCCAGGGCCGCGGCCTGTCTCGAACCGTCCGAGGACTGATCGGACGAGGATCGTCCGCGCATCCTCCATGAACGGGAGAAGGTCCTCGCCCAGCTCGCGGAGCTTCGCGAGAGCCGATCGCGCTTTTTCCAGCCCCTCAACGCGGTGGAAGGTTGCGCGGAACCCGCGAGCCATCCGTTACCGCCCTCCGCGCCAGCATGGCGCCGAGCCGCTGCCGGTGAACGCCGACATATAGCCGTCGAGGTTGCCGAACGTTGAGGCGGGTCGATCACGCGACGACATAGCCAAGCCCCCGCCGACCTGGGGGATAGGATCGTCGTTTGTCGGGACGGGAAGGTCGAGCTTGCTGTTGGCGAGCTGTTCGAGCTGCCGCGTTACGCGGGCCGCGGCGTCCTTGATCCCCTCGTTCACCCGGCCGGACGCCTCCGCAAGTTTGAGGCGGGCGATAGCCTTGACCCATCCCTTTACGATCGTTGGCGGGTTTTCGAGCGGCACCCGATACCGCCGGGAAATGTAGCCCTCGACCTCGTCCGTCGCATCGTCGAGCGCGGTGTCGACCTTCACGTCGTCATAGTTGGCGGGTTGCCCGGCTACCTTGGCGGTTTCATTTGTGAGGAGGATTGTCTCACGCTCTCCGTAAGTGCCGATATACTCGGCGACGTCGACATATGCCATTGCGGGCGGCTCCATAGAAAAGGGCGCCCCGACCATAGCCGAGGCGCCCTATCATGGCGAGGAGGGTGGATCAGCCCTGTTTGCGCTTGACCTCGATCGCCTTGACCCGATCCGGGTTCGTGTTCGCGCCGTCGAGCGACACGTTCTCGTGTTCGGCGATCAGGACAAGCTCTGCCGTGCGGAGGGTATTGAGCGGCTTGTCCTTGATATCGTCATAGCTGGCGGTCGACTGCCGGTTGTCGCCACTTGCGCCGCCCGCGCCCAGGCCGTCGCCGGCATCATTCGCGCCACCGCCGCCGAGCTGGGCGTCGCGCTCCTCCCTCTCCGCCGCAAGCCGTTCCTGTTCGGCCGCGCGACCGGCGTTGATCGCGTCGCGGAGCTGCTCGTCGGACGCGGCGGGGAGGCGGGCGGCGAGCGACGCCATTGCGGCGGCTTCCAGCTCGACCCGGCCCATTTCCTCGACCGGCTTCCCATCGTCGGCCGGAATGACGAACGTCGTCGCCGGGCGGGTTGCGGCGATCCGGCCGGTTCCTTCCAGATAGGCCAGCGTTCCCGCGTCGTGCTTCTCGCGCTTGATCGGGTCGCCCAGGCGGTAGGCGATGCCGTCGACCTCGTCGCCGTCGAACTGCGCGTAAAGGGTGCGTTCCATGAGGTACTCCGTTGCGGGGGTCTATCGTCGGGAGGGACGTCGCCGCCCCTCCTCCCGTAGAGCCTCGTTAGAGGACGTTGGCGAACAGATAGCCCGCATAGGGCATGACGCGTTTCTCGACCAAGCTCTCGCCGGTATAGACGCCGACGCCGCCCCACAGGCCCATTTCACCCGGCCGATAGGGGTTCTCGCCCGAAATGATCCCGCCCCACTGGAACGTGGCGAGGAAATTGGTCGCGCCCAGGTCGAGGCCCTGCCCCGCGTCGTTCATCGGCCCCTGATAGTGCATCGCGAACGAGTCCGGCCAGATATTGCCGGTCGTGAGGGACTGTCCGCGCTTGCTCGTCTGCTTGAGCGTGTTGCCGACCTCGATCCGTTCCAGGCCGAGCGCGGTCGCGACTTCCTGTTCCGAATAGTATTTGCCCGAGTTGAGCGAGCCGCCCAGGGCAACGGCAATCTTCGGATGCCGGCGAAGGATATTCATCACGCGGCGCGAGGTGACGCCCACGTTCGGCGGGATCAGCATCGCCGCCGCCGCGTCGATCACGTCGGCGACGGGGTCCGACGCGCCGAAATCACTCCACTTCACGCCCGCCGTCCGGTCGCTGAAATAGCCGGTCTGATAGCTCGCGGTCGACATGGTGAAAGCCGAGACGCGGATTTCCCGGTTGAGCTGGTTGACGTCCAGAACGTCGCGCACGGCCTGGGCCTTGAGCGGGAACAGGCCCTCGCCCGCGGCCATCGCCTCGTCACGGAACGGGACCTTTTCGAGGATGCCGTAATCCTTCGTCTCGCCGAGGGTTTCGGTCGAGCTGCGGACGATTTCGTTCAACCGGCCGAGGCGATCGACTTGGTTGTCGACGACCTGGAAAGCCTCCTCGATCTTGTATTCCTTGTACCGGAAAATCGACTTGGCGACCGGCATCCGCACCGCGACGCGGTCGGCGATGTACCCGCGCGCGATGCGGTTGATGTTCGCGTATTGGACGGCGATCGCGACGAGCGCCGGATTGATCGGGAAAGGGGTCTGGGCCATCGGATCGGGGTCCTTGTGAGCGTGAGGTTAAGAGGGGAGGATCAGCGGATGCCGGGAACGACGATGCACGTCCCGATATCGCCGAGGACGCCGGAAACCTCGGCAAAGCCGCCGATGAAATCCCCGTCGACCGCGGGGACGGCGCGGCCCTGGGCGTCGCACGTCAGCGGATCGCCGCGCGTGATCGCCGCGCCATAGTCGATATCGGCGATATTGCCGGTCGAGTGAACGCTCGCGCGCTGCCCGACTTCGGTGTCGATATCGCTCGACACGCCATAGATGAACGCCCCCTTGTTGGTCGCGGGGACGCCCGTGCCATCGGCGGCGCCGAATGCGACGAAACGACGCGCGGGAATGCGCGCCGTGGCGGTCAGGGACTTGGTGAGAAAGCCGGTCGTTTGGCCCATAGCGAATAGTCCTTACGGTTGAGGGGTGGCGCCGATCAGGCGTCGAGGTGGCCGCCATTCGAGACGCGCTCGATCGCGGCCTCGAACGAGAGCGACGGGTTCGCCTTGACCAGCTCGTTCGCCTTGGTCGTCAGGTCGGCGGCGTCCGAATTGGCGGTCGTCATATTCGACGGCTTGTTCTCGGGATCGGCGTTGAAGCGGAGCGCGGGCGACTGGCGCTCGCCGGTCGGGACGCGCTTGCCGAGCGCGGTCGCCATGAACGAGAGGATATGCGACACGGCGGTCGCCTTCGTTTCCTTGTCGCCCGCGCCGAACGTCAGCTCCTCCGCCTCGGGGTCGAGCGCGTTGAACGCCAGCTTGAGCGCGTCGGCCTCGGCGGGGAGGACCTTCGTCTCGCGGACGAGCTGATCGACGGCGGCGTTGTTCGCGGCCTCGAACTGTGCGCGGACGCGCTTGTTGAACGCGTCCTGTCGCGCCTCGAACGCCAGCTCGTCGGCGGTCTTGGTCTTGGGCGCGTTCGGGTCGGGGAGGCTCATGGTCGGTTCCTTCGCGGTGAAAATGATAGCGGTCGGGGTCGGCTCCTCGATCCAGGCGGGAGCGGGAGCGGCCTCGACGAGGAGGTTGTCGCCGGCCTCGTCCTCGGCGGCGAATGCAAACGCCTTCGCGAGCGACGGCATTCCGGGGATGCCGGGGGCCGCGGCGCCCAGGAACCCGAGGTGCCGCGGGGCGAGCTTGCCGGGGGTCGGGTTCGCCTCGTCGTCCTCGTGAAAGAATGCCATCGACCGATTGAGGATCGAGTTGTCCTTGATCCCGTCGACGATCTTTTGCGAGACGCCCTTGAGCTGGGCGAACAGGCTGTTTCCGTCGAGCCGGAACCCGGCGATCCGGCCCTCCGCGGGGCTGTCGCTTTTCGGATGGCCGATGACGCACCCGACCGGGTTCGCGTCGCAATCGAACGCGACGACGGACGCAAGGCGCTCGGCGGTGATGCCACGGCTCGCGCGAGTGTCCGCGCGGAATACCTCGATTTCGGTGTCGATCATGGTTCGAGAGATACCGCCCGCGCGAAACCCCCGCAATGCTGAACGATCCGCGCGCCTTCCGTGCAATGCGCTTGCAATGTCCGTGCAATGTTTTATGAGGGTCGCGTCGGGTCGCTTTGAGCGACGGCCTAACCCAAGCCCCTCCGGTTTATGATCGGTTGCCGACGCCCTCGAACGGTTAGGAACCATCATGGCTATTGCCCGTCAAGACGTGACTCGCATTCTCGTTTTCGATCATGCGCCCAGCGTCGACAACCCCGCCTCGCTGATTGATATGTTCGAGCTTGAGGGTGGCGTTTGCGAAGCCGTCCAGCTTTTCAAGCGCCATTATGTCGGCGGGCGCTGGGCCGGCGTGTTCGGCGACAATTTCGTCGCCGCCCAGGCTGGTTACACGATCACGGGGGACGGCAGGACGTTCTACCCCCTCGCATACGGCCGCATTTCGTGAGCCGCTTCACGGTCGGCGCCGACGTCGTCTCGCTCGTCTCGGGGATCGCGTTCACGGTGGCGGGGGTCGACGACGATTTCGTCCTCCGCGCCGAGGACGGGGCATGGCTTCACGAGGACGACGTCGACCTCGCCCAGGACGGTCCGCCTATGTGCCACGATCCCGAGAGCCTCGCGCCGCTGTACGCTGGCGAGCTGGGGATCGTCCCGCTCGTGATGTACGATGGCGGGGTCTGGGCGTGAGCGCGTTGACCCTCCTCGTTGGCGGGAAATCCAACGGCAAGCGAGTTGCGATCCTGTTCGGCGATAGCATCCTCATGGAGGACGCCAATTCAGGTGAGCGTGAGGTCTATCGTCTTGTCACGCTTCGCGGGGGGACGCGGACGTTTGATATCGCTGTCCCCGCCGAGCGCGTCCTTGATGGCGACTGGCTGATCGAGCGGTTGATTGAGGGATATCAGTCGTGATCCGCTACCTCGTCACGACGTACCCCGACCGCGAACAGGTCAATCTGTCGCGGCCGGGGACCTGGGGGAACCTCCCTTATCCGACCGTCGCCGATGCAACGGACGCCGCCCGCGATGATGCGGGCGCCTCCCCGTTCTTCGTCGACGTCGAGCGCGCCAAGCGCCGCCAGTGGAAAGGACGCTGATCCATGTACGAAATCATATGCGGGAGCGTGTTCGCCCTTGCTGGCGGTGTCGCCGTCGCCACGATCCTCAACACGATCGGCGATCGATTGAGCCGCCCCGCCCCGCGCGAGGAGGTTTTCCACCGCGATCAGCCGTCGTGGTACTATCCCGAGATTGAACAGTGATCCCCGCGTCGATTGAGGATCAAATCCGCGCCGCGATCCGCGCGACAGCCCAAGTCGCCGAGAGCGCCCCCGAAAGGGAGGCGCTCAACGCGCTGGCTGCAATCCTTTCCGATGGTGCGGCCCGCCAGTTGCGGAGGATGATCCGTTGACGCCGCGCGAGAAGGCTGCGGCCTGTTTCGCAAAGGCCCATTCAACGACCTCGGAACACGAACGCGACAACGCGATCACGCTCGGAACCCGGATCGCCCAGGCGGCCGGGATCAGCCTCGACGACTTCGATATTCCAGGCCGGGAACTGTCGCGCCCACGGATGCACCGCCTCACGCGGGAGGAGGCCGAGGCGTTGTTCGCTGCACAAATGGAGGCGATGATCCGCAACGCCCCGCCGCCGGTCTTTCGCCGCCAGCCGCGCTATTGTCCGCATGGTTCGGATATGGCGCTGTTCGGGGATAGCTGCATCCTGTGTGAGCGCGATCGTCGCAACCCGGCCGGTTCTGGGCGCCAGTGTCCCGGCGGGTGTGGAAAGACGATCTTGTTCGGCGATAGTTGCACGGAATGCGACCGGGCGGGCCGCGTATGAGGGTCGACCTCTACACGGACGCGGGCGTCCGCTCGGATGGCTTGGCGACCTGGGCGACGGTCGCGATCGTGGAAGGCCAGGAAAAGCCGATCGAGGCGTTCGGCCGGTTGCGCGCCGGAACGAATTGCAGCGCAACGGCCGAATGTCGCGCCATCGCGAACGCGCTCCACCGCCTCGCCGTCGCCGGCCATCTGCCGCCGGGGTGTGTGGTCCGTATCTATAGCGACAGCCGCCACGCCGTTGACCGGATCGAGGGCCGGCTCAAGCGTCGGCCAGAAAGCGGCATGGCAAAGGCCGTCGCCGTGATCCTCGCCCTCCGCGACAAGCGCGCCCTGTCCCTCCGCGCCTTTTGGGTGCCAGGACACAAGCCCGACGATCATTCGCCTCACGCGAAATGGAACAACCGATGCGACGTCCTGTGCCGCGAGGCGCGCAAGCTCCCGCCGCCGGCCTCGCCCAGGATCGCGCAACGCCGCAAGCCCAGCTCATACCGGGCGGCGCCCAGGCCGTGAGACTGCTCGACCTATATTGTTGCGGAGGAGGAGCCGCGGCGGGATACCATCGCGCCGGGTTCGAGGTCGTCGGCGTCGATAACCGGCCGCAACCGAAATACCCATACTCGTTCGTCCAGGCGGACGCGTTGAGCTTGTCGCCGGCATTCCTTGATGGTTTCGACGCGATCCATGCAAGCCCGCCTTGTCAGGCTCATTCGTCGATCACGCGGGTTACGGGACGGCAACACGTCGACCTGATCCCGCAAACTCGCGCGATGCTGCGAGCGATCGGCAAGCCTTTTGTGATCGAAAACGTCGTCGGCGCCCCGCTGATCGATCCATTCCTCCTATGCGGGAGTATGTTCGGCCTGGGGACGTCATGCGGCGCCGAATTGCGCCGTCATCGGCTGTTCGAGGTGAACTGGTATGTCGGCCTCGTGCCGGCTTGCCAGCATGGTCGAGGCGCGACGATCACGATCACGGGTAACACGCCGCAATCGAACGTGGAGCGTAACAAGGTCCGCGTGACATATTCGGCGGACGAGGCGCGTCGGGCAATGGGGATCGATTGGCTTGCGGTTGCCGAGCTGCGGGAAGCGATACCCCCGGCCTATACCCAATTTATCGGGGAGCGACTGATCGCTCATATCAAGGCTGGCCGCTTGTGAGTTATCCCCGGTTCCCGACCGCCCGGCCGAACCTGTTCGCCCTCCTCCCGCCCGCGCAACATATCATCGCCGCGGCGGCGCGGGCGGGGGTGAACACGCGCCTCGCGCCTGAAATCGACGCGTGGCGCCGCGCTGGGCGGCCCGCGACTTGGATCAATGGAAGGATCACGGAATGAGTGGAAGCGAAGCCGAGGAGCGGATCAGGGTAAAGGCGGAGGCGGCGCTCCGTGAGGTGTGGCCCTCCGCGCGGATCGTTCACGAGTTGATGATGCGCCAGGGCGGTTGCCGGATCGACCTTGCCGCGATCACGCCCGACCGGCTGATCGTTGTCGAGGTCAAGAGCGAGCGCGACGTCCTCGACCGGCTCAAGCGACAGGTCGAGGAGGCGCGCGAGGTTGCCGACGGGGTGATGGTCGCTCTTGCTGGCGCGCACTATGACAAGGCGTGGCGGGATCGGCATATCTGCATCCTTGAGGCGTCGCGAGAGGAGGACCTCGTCTCGTCGCTCAACCGACAGGTGCGATCCGTCCTCGCTATGCCGACCAATGCCCCGGCGCGGCTGTCGATGCTCTGGGCGTCCGAGCTGCGGCGGATCGCGGGTGCGCCAGCGAAGGCGAACCGCTCCTATTCGATCCAGCTCGCAAGCGACAGCCTCACGGGTGCGGAGGTGCGGCGGCGGGTCTGCGCTGCGCTCCGTGCGCGGCCCTTCCCCCGCGCCGACGACCCGATCCTGTCCGAGCTGTTCCCCGAGCCGTCCAAGGGGTCGTTTTCGTGAGCCGCGTGACCTGTGACCTTGCCGACTGCCGGCGGACGATCGGCGAGGACCGATATGTCGCCCTATTCGGCCACGAGCCGGGCGGCTGGATATGCCCCGCGCATTGGCGGCTCGTGCCGCGCGACCTCAAGCGGCTCAACGCTCGGCACAACCGCGAGCGGCGGCGCTACGGCGCGATTGTCCGGCCGGATGCCTATGCGCGTCTCTGGCGGGCGATCATGCGGGCGATTGTCTCATGAGTGGCGGCGAGGACCCGGTCGACGACGTCGTCGCGGAGGTCGGGGAGGTGTTTGATCGGCACGTCCGGCGGTTCCTCGCTTGGGCGGCGGAGGAATGGATCGTGAAGCCCGAGCATCGTCGCGACGAGGTTTTCGGCGCCATGTCGGACGATCGGGTCGAGGGATACAACGCGGGCGTCGAGAGCCTCTCGGACGCCTATGCGGTGTGGCGGGAGGCGTTCGCTTATGGTCGATGATCCATTCGACGACGATCTGTTCGCGCCGCGCAAACCGGCGCCGATCGCCGCGTCGCCAGCGCCCGAGCTACCCCCGCGCCGGACCCGCCGGGCGACCGTGGCGTTCATCGGCCCGCGCTGGCCGACCGGGTCGTTCGCTTGCGATTGCGGGGCGCGGGACGAGGTCCTCGAACCGGCGCCGGCTCGCCTGGATTGCTGGGGGTGCAAGCGGTCGCGAGGCATGACGCGCTATCCCCCGCGGTTCCTGCCCCCACCGGCCGCCGGGCGGCGGTTGACGGCGGAGGAGGCGGAGCGCGTCAGTCGAGAAATGCGAGGGTGACGATCATAACGGTTCGGACTTCCTTGCTCCGCTGCCCGAACGTGATCCGCGCCGGTCGGCCGTCGATCGTGCCGTCGATCGGGACGCGCTTGAGGCGGATTTCATTCGACGGGTATCCGCCGCGAAACTCGCCGTTTACCTCCTCGATCGCCATCGGGCCGCGATAGACCGGGAAATCGGCGGCCACGATGGCGCCGTTCTCGACGGTGCCGGATATCAGCTCGCTCATTGGACAAAACTCGGCACGAGGAAAGTTGCGTTGACGACGCGGGGAGGCTCGTTGTCCGTCACGCCGCGGAACCGGATCGGGATCGACGTACCCGAGGCGGAGAACAGGGGAAGCCCCTGGAACTCAACCGCGATCCGCAACCAAAAATAGATGACGCGTCCTTGCATCCGGGTCGAGTAGAACCCGAGGTCAGTCGCCATATCGAGTATCTCCAACCCCGAGGCGCGAGCCTCAAGGGGGAGCGTGAGCTTGAACTCGACGATTGCCTCGCCGGGCTGGAGCATATCCTTGATATGCTCGCCCTGTGAAATGCCGACCGCATAGTCGAGGACGTCCTCGGGATCGAGAGCGCCCTCAACGGGGAAGGAACGAGCTGTCGGGGGAAGGGCCATGACCTGTTGTAACCTCTAGCCGTTTGCCGCGTCCACCTCGGCTTGCACCTGTAGGACGATATCCCACTTAGTGTTGGGCTGCCCGACGCCTTGAAAATGCCCCCAACTGCCCATTCCGCCCTGTCGATAGGGGCCGAAGTCCCAATAGATATTGAGCCGGTCGCCGTTCAATGCCGCCAGCCGGCGCCACTCCCGCAGGTAGATGGCGCGGAACTCCGGACTGGTCAGCCATGCCAGTTTTTCATCCGGCGTCATCACATTGCCGGCAACGTCCGATCCAATCTCATAGGACAGGTGACGCTTACCGTCAGCCAGATAGGTAGCCCGGTTGGCAAAGAAGGCGTCTACCTGTCGCTGACTATCGCCTGACCACGGCTCGGCCAATTCAGCGGGAGTATTGTTGCCGTACCGCGTGTTCTTTACGCCGATCCCCATATAGATCGATTGGGTTACGGCTTCAAAACTGTCGAGGGTCAGGCCATAGTGCTTTAGTGCCTCGTAATCGAAAGCATCGTTGCCGGGTGAAAGGCTGGCGCATCGGATAACCCGATGCATCTGATTTCCAGCCGCTTCCTTGATCCACTGCGCTACCTGCTGACTGCGCTTCGCCTGCGCGTACAAGCGGGCGCTGTTGCCATCGCCACCGACATACCCGGTCGCATAGCCGATCCGCTGTAGATCCTGATAGGCACCGGTCAGCCCGCCATTCCACGGCTCGTTGTCGCATAGTTCGACCACCCAGGGCAGCGACGCCTTGAGGCCAATGCCGCCGGGCATTCCTTCACCGAACAGGAACGCGCGCGTGATCCGCTTCACCACGTCTTCTGATTGCAGATGCGTGAAGACCCAGTCGATGCCCCGATCAGTGGCATTCGCCATCGCGATCCAGTCTTCCAACGGCAAGCTGGGTTGCCGGCTGACATACCCGCTGGGCGGCGATGCCAAGGCGCGCTGATCCCACGTCCATTGCTGCGACCAGCTATTGCCGCCCCCCAGATCGAGCGCGCGGATGCCACCCGGCAGCTTCGCCATGATGGCGAGCGTGGCCGGGCGGAAGCGAGCAGCGGCAGGCAGCGAGTCCTCTCGCAGATCGAGCAGTTCGACCGTACCCGATCCGCGCCAGTGAATGCGACCACGCCTGTCGTCGGGTTGCGGGCTACGATCGACGTATTCGCCGAAATAATGGAAGCGGGCGGTAAAGACGCCATCGGCATAGCTTTTCGTAATGTCGGCGAAACGGGTGCCAGAGAAATCCTCGAAAGCATTGACGAACCGATGACTCCATTGGGAAACGCCAGTTGTGTTGCCCGGCTCGCGCCATGTCATCGTATGCCATTCCCCGCTTGCTTCGGGCGGGGGCAGGTTCAGGTAGTAGAAGCTGTCAGCTGGCGCGTTGACCGGCGCCGAGACAAAATCATAGTTCGATTTGGTATTCTGCCACGTCGCCCCCTTGAAGAGGTCGGCGTAGAGCGACACGCCATCCGGCTTGAAATTGGAACCTATAACCAGCGGCTGCGCATCCGGCGGGACGATTGGACTAGGAGGCGGTGGAGGAGATGGCGGCGGCGGCGAAGGGGGAGGCACAGTGCTGCCCCCTTCGATTGCGCGCTTTATCCGCTCTAAAAATTCGGCGACCAGTTCGCGGCAAGATTTCGACGGATCGTAAGAGCGGACGTAAACCATGATGGCTTCCTTATGCTGATGCAGCGGGGAGGGGAGGTTGCGGATAATCGCTGCCAGAAATCAGGATTATATCCCCCGCAACCTCAAGCCCAGCGTCCCACCCGAAACTAAAGGTAGATGACCGGTTTTTGTAGTTGGCACTCTCAAGAATGATGTCGCCAGCATAGAACGTCATCAATCCTTTCAAGCGAGGAATGATATCAGCCGATGGATTTTCGATCGCTTGGCGAGCCTGCCCCCCGACACCACCGCTAACCCATCCGAAGGCCGGCGCGCGAATGTTCGTCACGTCGAACCACGCGTTAGCCTCGGGCATGAACGGAATGAGGGTCGGATCGAAGCCGGCCGGGTTGTTGACGGTGCGCGTACTTGTCAGGCGGCCAGCCGTGTCGGGAATGCCGCTTAGACGGAGAAGGCGGGCAGTGATATCAGGCCGACCTAGCGCCGCTTGGATTGGATCGGACACGTCGCTCTGCACAATGCGGAAAGTGCCACTCTCCACCCCCGCCGCGATCGGGACGTTGTACCCGCCATATCGAGTAGCTCCGCCCATCAGGGGGCCGCGCGAGTTGAGGTCCTGATCGTACTTGTCGCCGATCCAGCCGACCAGCCGGTCCCGCTCGCCGCATAGGCGCAACAGAGCCGGGCCAAGCGTGTATTTCCCCATCCGATAAGAGCCGTGGCCGCTCGGGTGGAGGTCATCGTACAGCGTCGAGCCGACCGCGCCTTGTCCGCCGTCTGCGGTGTATGCGATCGTGTTCGAGGCAAGGATCGTGGAGTTGTCGACGAACGTGATTAGCCCGCGATACTTGCGCGCCAAAGCGCGATAGGCGTTGCAGATGCCGCGCGTACGGAGCGCGTTCGCCCCGCCAGTCGCCGATGGCCCACCGCCGTTGATGACCAGGTGCGTCAGGCCGGCCGGGAGCATTTCCAGGAACCACTTCTCGACATTCGCGACCGTGGAGATTTGCCCGTTCTGGCCGTTGTCGCTGGCATAGGCGTCGTTGGTCTGCACGGACATGACCGCGACAGGTGAATAACCCTCCCTGGCCGACGCGGCGATTGCAACGGCGTCGGCGTCCATCCGCGCTTTGTTCGTCATGCCGAACTCGGGACCGTTGCCGCCAGCCTCGCCGCTGACGGAGGTTCCCTTGCCCCGCTTGCCCCGCTGTTTGATCGTGACGGCGAGGTTGTAGAACGCCATTGCCCACCACGCTGCCGACCTGTCGGTCAACTCGGCATTCTGCACGGATAGGCTGTCACCGACAAAGAAAAGCTCGACATTGCGCAGCAAGCTAATCCGGCTGGTGGTGCCGTAAAGCTCGCGGAAATTGGCGTTGATTTTGACTGCACCATCGGGTGCATTGTCGTAATCACCGGGCGCGTACTTGAGTGGCTGAAACATGGTTGATCCCCTTACGAAAGGCGAGTGATGACGGTAGGCTGTGCGCTGGCGTGCTGCGCGCGGGCATAGGTGCCGGTCTTGGTTTCGCCGTTCAGCCTAACCGCGTTGATAAGCGTCGTGCCGCCATAGATGAACGTGGTTCGCCCATCTGCACCAAAGGTGATTTCGAAATCGGTTGGCGTGTCGCTGACACCAGTGAGAGCGTTGTAATTGTAGCCGGGAACGTCGCTGTCGTTGCCGTTGACGCGAGTGAGTGCTTTGAACCGGCCGGTTCCGTCCAAATATACAATCTTGAAGCCATCCGTGCCGTCCGCATTCATCCCGAATGTAATCGTGAAGCCGGGGACCATCTTGCCGCTGATCTTGTGCGGCCCGCCCGCGTTGCGCAGGCCGGTGTCCGCGGTAGACGCTGGATCGCTGCCGACAGGATAGACGATCGTGCCGCCAGAAGGCGGCGCAGTTTCGTTGTCGAGAATAGTTCCCTCGACATACGGCGGATCGGGCAGGACGCCGCTTGGTTGCGGGTTGGACATGGTGAGCCGGTAGGTTTCGGTTCCTTCGTACTCGGTATCGTCGGCGACCGGGAAGGTTACCGGCTTCTCGGTTTCGCCAGCGGCAAACGCGACCGTCTTCTTGTTGAAGCCGTCGACCAAATCCGCCGCGACGATTGCTTTGCCCGAGCTACCACCGGAAGGCGTTATATCGATCGAGCCGGCAATATCGGTGCGACCTGCACGAGTAATATTCTGAACAATATCAACCATTTTAGTTTCCTTCCTTTGGAGCGCCAATACGCGCGCCGAACCCGAATTGCTGAATGAGTAGGCTTTCCTCGGCCGGCTGACCAATGCGGCTACCAAAGCCGAACCGTTGCACCGCCGTAGTTTCTTCCGCCGGTTGACCCACGCGAAACCCCCAGCCGAAAATCTGACGGACCGCGTTTTCCTCGGCCGGCTGACCGGTTCGCGACCCAAAGCCGAAAATTTGGGTCAAACCGGGTGACGGCCCGCCCCCGGTCGCCCCGTTGAAACCTACAGCCGCTTGGTCGAACGTGATAGACCTATCGGACCAATTCCACAGGCCAGAAGGTGCCGCCTCGATATCAAGCTCTACGTCGGTTGGGTTTGGGTTATTGGTTGCGCCTGCGAGGGTTTCGACAAGCGTGAACTGATACGCACCTGCGACGGCCGGCGTTCCGGTAATCGTTCGTTCAGCGCTATTGAGCGTCAGACCATCCGGCACGACTCCGGTGATTACCGAACCGGCGGTCGCGCCCGTTATCGCGATCACGACAGCGGTTCCGACCTTGCCTGTCACCTCGGACAGTACGAGCGGCTGCAATGTCGGTATCTGGGCGACCAGCTCGTCGAGAAGCGCCCGCATATCTGCGACGATCGCTGATAGCGGGCGCCTAACGTTGATTTCGTCCATACTAAACCCCCAATTTCTGTAACAGCTCGTCCAACGCATCGAACTTTTCGACACCCCCCTCTACTTGGTTAAGGGGCCGTTGAGATGTGCCGAATGTGTTCGAAAGCGTAGCGATTGCTTCCGGTATCGACATTTCGCCAAACGGCGTCCCTTCGCCCGATCCTTCATAAAGGACGAGCGATCGAGCCTTGGGTGTTAGCGGCATAGTTGGACCTCCGTGGCGGCCCTTGTCGCCTCAAACGGTGCGCGCCGCAATGCTAGAACCCTATTGCGGCGAGCTGGCGGCCCAGGTCCTTGAGCGATTGCGCGCGGAGGACCGCATCGAACGCATCGCCGCCTTGCTCCGCTGTCTTGACGGGGTCGACGCGTGGCGCCCCCGGCATCCTGTCGCCGGCATTGGTCGTCGCGACCATGCTCGCGAGTTGGAACGCGATCGGCAGCGCGGGGGACATGAACACGGGCGGGCCGATCAGGGCGCGGCGCCGGGCAAGCTCCTCCTCGGACGTAATCCCGCCTTTCCAGCGCGCGAGGTCGCTCCGCGTCATCTGCACCCATAGGCAACGGCACCGGAACCCGAGAGGCGTCCAGTATTCCGCGACAAACGGATGGTCGAGGGGGAGGACGATCCCGTCAAATGCCCGATGGTCGGCGTGTTTCGACTTGGGCGGATGCCGGACCCGCTCGTCGCCCACCGTTACCCCGCGGACGTAGGGAGCCGCGAACTTTCCAGCCTGATAGTGCGACCAGCGACCGGCGGCGCGAGCGAGGCGGAGTTGCGTGTCATATATCAGACGGACGCGATGCCCGATCGCCTGGGCGTCACCCCCAAGCCA